TTATCTCCATTAATCCTGTTGTAGGATCATACTCAGCGAAAGTTGGTGTAAATGTTACTTCTGGTGAAGCACCAACATTAATATCAAAAGTAAATTGAGTTACGTTTGATATTGCTATCCACTTACCACTTATTGGATCTGAAGCTCTAGGATAAGTATGGTTGCTACCATTATTATCCATAGTACAAGTAAGTGTGATTGAATGATTAGCAATTTTTATAAGATCACCATTAGAGAATCCATGACCGTTAGTCAATACACCTGCTGTGATTGTCATCGCACCAGTTGTTGGATTGTATGTTACACCATTAACATCATGCTGAGATGCAGCAGTTAATCCGTGATTGTTACCGAGAGTTAATATTAATTCTCCAGTTGTTGAGATATAATCTACAATCTCAGGTGTATATTGAGTTCCTGTATTAGCGGTAATTGAATTTGTATTTGATGAAACAAATTTATGTACAAATTCTATATCAGTAGCACCAATCGAAACTGGATCTCTATAACCTGATCCAAATGTTAGATCATTATACCACTCATAAACACTTCCACCACCCTGATAAACGTGTGGTATAGTAGTTAAACCAGCTTGAACTTCAAATGTTCTTTCAGATATAATACCAGTTATAGGTAAACCTCTTTCATGATCTTGGAAGAATGAAGTTGTAACACCAAGATATCCACCACCACCGATTGTTTCTACTGCGTCAGCATCTGCTGTAACGAATGTGTGAGCACCTGTAAAGGTTGATGGTGTTCCTCTTAGTACATTTACCTTAAATGTATTTGTCGTTACGTCAGAGACGTATAGGTACTGATCATGAGCAGGATCAGTAGCACGAGGATATGTCTTATTCTGACTTGCTGATGTAACTTCCCCAACATTAACTGAAATTGATGTTCCAGTTACTGCAATAATTGAAAGAACTTGACCAGATGCAGGATCAGTAGCACGAGGATATGGATGATTTGATCCGTGAGAATCCATATCACAGGTGAATGTAACAGCACCGTCAGCAAGTTCAATAGTGTTACTTGTAGTTAAAGTATGAGATCCGATATCCAATACCAATTCACCAGTAATAGGATTATAAGTTGTACCAGTTGAAGCAGTTTTAGTAGGACCAGTATTAGGAGTAATAGCGTTTGGAACACCACTTACGAATGTATGTTGACCTTGACCACCAGTACAATTGAATGTTATTGAATCTTTCTTAAGTCTGATTGCATCTCCATTATAAAGACCGTGATCATTAATGGTTAATACCATATCACCTGTCGATGCATTATATGATGCCGTGTCTATAGTTCCAACAGTATTAGTTGGGCATCTAAATTCCAAATGCTTTAAGTGAACTGTAGTTGGATACTGTAATGCATATCCATGAACAGAACTTGTTGTAACTGTTATGATTCCAGTAGTATTATCATAAGCAGCAGTTTGAATACCAATTTCATACTTAGATGATGCACCTATTCCAGTAATTTTATCAATAGAACCAGCAGCAAATAGATTACTATTATTCTTAAGATTTGGTTTAACTTTAGCACCAACAAGTGGAGCATATCCAACACCTGGAGTAGAACCCATAGAAACAATCAGTCCACCTCTTGGTAATTGATTCTGATTAATATCAAAATCAGATTGCATAGGAGTACCATTCTCTGAAGATATTCCTGTAAAGATAACACTAGAAATACCAGCAGTAGAATCTGCCTTTATCTCATAATTATTACCTGCGTTGTTTAATGTAAGAGGAGTCTGGAATACACCATTAATGAATAGGATGCCATTTCCAACAGCAACACCAGTTTCCGTATTAGCACCACCAACAGTCATTGTGTAAGTTTTACCAATTCCAGTAAATGTATCTGAAACATCATCAAATACCATATTAGTGTCATAATTGCTTCTTAAGAAGGTTCTACCACTAAATTCTGCTCTTATGTAAGGTAAGTTTGTATCATTCCTTCTTTCTCTAGTATTTCCTTTTGGTGGATCTAAGAACCATACAGTACTATCAACTATATTGAAGGATCCTCTGTGAACCCTCGTAGCGGTTGTGTCAGCGTGAGAAGTTGCTGCTATACCCAAAGATCCTCTATTAACTCTAACAACAGGTAGAGTACAAATACCGAGGGCTACATCAGTAGAATCGTTTATAGTTCCATCAAAAACGCTTGCAAATCCTACTTGCTCAACCTTCATGTACTCACCTTCAATTTTCAACACATCTCTTGGTTGAACTGAACTAATTCCACTAAGAACGAATTGAGAAGTTCCAGCACCGATAGCACCATCAAGTGTATGCTCAATTGAAGTAAATGTAATTGGTTGTTGAACAATACCATCTAATCCAATAACAGTTTTAGATAGTTTCTTAGTCATATCAAGTTTGTGAGCATTACCCTCACCAACACCAGTAAATGTTATTGCAATACCAGATGAAATGTATTCTTTTCTACTGAATAACTTGAATTTCTTTTCATTACTAACTTTAACAAATACAGTTTCTGGTAAAAGATCGGTTGTAATACCAGCAGTATTAGTTGTAGATCCTATTGATACTGCAGTTGATCCAACACCAACGAATGTTGATCCAGGAGTATAAGTTAACTGCTCATTATCGTTAAAGAAATGATCTGGTAGGGTGAACTCACCAGTTACCATATTTAATTGAGTTGAATCTGCAGGATTGAATACCTTAGTGTAAATTGGTACTTCTTCGTGCTTTAAATCAAAATTAACTTTATTTGCTCTAGTTCCGTTTACACCATCATATGCAGATAATAATATACTCTTCTCTGCAGGTCCAATAAGTAAAGAAGATGGAGTATTTTGGAAATCATTTATTGTATTGAATACTTCATTATATGCTTGAACTTCAATTAAATTTGTTTGTGAGGAATCTGGATAGAAGTTAATATCAATATTATTTCCTGATGTAACTGCTCCAATCGTACCTAATCCACTATTAGATTGTCCTGTGAATGGATATTGTATAGTAGTTGCAGTACCATCATCTTGCATAACAACTGATTGATGTATAGCAGATTCACTATTACTAGAAACTCTTACAAGAGTCTTAACTGAACTATCAATTCTCTTATCAATTCTAGAAATTAATATTGGTGTTGAAGTACCTGTATGATAAGTTGATTCTAATCTAGCACTTCTCTCAGCACCTACAGGTTGTCCAGGAACTGCATATCTATATGTTCCTACTCCGATAGGTCCATTATTATCAATCGTTGCACCCAAACCAACAATATTTGCACTTACGTTGATTGCTCTCTTTGTACTATTTTCACATTCAAAGTAAATTGTACCAGAATCATATCTTGCAGTTAAAAAACCAACTTGAGATGCACTATATGAAATGTTTAATGTATCTACATAAGTTTCTGCATAGAATATATTTGTTCCATCAAAGTCTACTATTACTTCACCATAGTTAATCTCTTTAGTGATATCATCCTGAACCAATACATCAGCAAAGAATCCGTTAAAGTCTGAATCTGAGAATTGTGCTATAGTTGTTGTTGTAAATCCACTAACATTATTATTAGTATCTGTCTGTGCGATTGCAACTTTGACATTTGCACCAGTTAAATCAATCTGTCCTATTGAAGTTGATTCAGTTTTAACTGCATTAGTAATGAATTCAGATTTAAGAATTTTAATATCATGATCTCTATCATACTTCTCAGTAGGTAAAAAGTTTAATGCCTTCCTTTGGAATGCATCTGAAGTTGCTTCAAAATCACCCAACTTCATATTTGTAAAGTCTGATGATTTCTCAACCAAAATTGCATTATTTGTGGTTGTTAATACTGCTATTTCTGATACCTGTGTATCAAGAGTGTCTGCATCTGTTATTTGTACCAGATATTTTGTAAAGTTACCATCTACTTCTTCTATTTCAGTAAATACATCTTGGAACCCCTTACTTGAGAATTTTCCACTAATATCATCATGGATTAAAACTCTATTTGACTTACACTTAGTAAAATCGGTTAATTTTGTATTCTGGAATGTTGCAAATTTTGATTTTATTGGATTTACTTCAGGTCTAGCATCATAATCTCTTCCAAAATCAAAGTTGTTGATTGTATCAACTCTCTTATCAGTCATAAGATCAACAACTATAACTGGAGTTGCTTGAATTGTAGTTCCAATACCAACAACAACAGAAGATGTTATACCAACATCAGAGAAATTCTTAAGTCCTGATGGGTGAACCAATCTATTAAGAGGATTGATTAGATCATCCCAAGGAACTGGACTCTTAACTGAGTATGATAAATTCTGATAATAATCATTATTTGGTATAACTTGGAAATCTTCATTTAATTTTCCAGTATTATCCAACCACCCATAATCCTTTCTATTAGAATAATCAACCTTAAATTTAGCTCTATTTCCAACAATATCAGTTACTGTTGCACTAATATTACTATTAGCACCCTGTATTCTATCACCAACCCTTAATTGATAATCACCATCAATCTTAATGAAATCTTCCCTAGCTTCTACTACTGTTAATCCCCTTTCAATAAACTTATCTGTACCTTTAACAAGAATACTTTCATTAAGTAATAATAATCCTCTCTCTTGAACAACATCAAATACAGGATAATTCTTTCTATTAATAATATTTGCATAACCAGACTGATAAGTCTTAGCAATACCTGGATTAGTTGTTAGTCCAGCTATACTATATTTCAAAATTGCTGGATTTGAATTTACATAATCATCAACCTTAAAGAATCTATATTGATAATTTGCAGAGTTATAACCATCACCACCAGTAGCAATACCAGAGGAATTTGTATTGGTTTGTGTTCCAATACCTGCTTCACCAAATAATTCAACACCTTCTACAAAAATCTCATCTCCAGTTGTAAATGGTGGGTTTACAAACCCGTTAATTGGAGTTTCTAGAACACATGTAACGATTCCACTTCCACCACCAGTCATGGAACTAATTCCAACACCATTAGAGTTGTTAATAGTAACAATTCTATGAGTTACTGATTTTAATCCTTGAATAGGTGCAACAATATTAACCTCAGAAATTGATTGATGTGGAGTATTTGCTGTTAATGAAGTTTCATCTACAACTTTATCACTCTCAGGATCATAAACAATAACATCTGGAGCAGATAAGAACTGATTACCACCATCTACAACTTCAATAGATTTTATACTATCTACATTATCAATCCTAACTACAGGAGAAACAAATGCTTCTGGACTTAAAGTTTTGTCTGATGGATACTCATAACCAATATCAAGAATCCTTACATCATTAATTCTTGCAATTGATGTAGAAAGTGCTACAACATTTGCATTTGCTCCTTTTTCACTAACAATATTTTCAAATTTTGGAATCTTCTTATAATCAACACCTTTAGAAATTACTTTCAATTCCTTCACAGATCCAATTACAGTCTTAGATTCTGTTGAATATTCAATTATTTCACATTCATCTTCTTGATATGAAAGAAGTTCTGGTATTTTTGTTGGAGAAACTTTAAACGTATCCGAAGTTATACCAAATACCTTATAGTTACCACTATAAGCACTATCTACAAACTTAATTTCAGAATAATTTGGAACTAATGGATCAGCAGTACTAATATATCCACCCTTTTCTATTCCATAATACAATTGAGTTGGAGTTGTTTTTGAGAAAGCAATTGATACTGTTGATGTTGTACCAACTCCTACAGTTCCTAAACCACTAACATTAAAATTATTACTATCTTGAGAACTAATAAATTCATTCTTAAACTCTTTATCATAGAAGAATTTAAGATCATATCCAAGTAAAGAAGTATCAGAAACATTAAAAGATAACTTAGAGTTCTTAGTTACCCTTAATTGTGGGTTGACTAAGGAAACACTATGAGTTTGACCTCCAGTTGAAGTGATACCAACCAATAAAGGTGGTTGTTTTTGAACATCTTTTAGAGTTTCACCTAAACTAAACTTATCTGATGTCTCCTCATAAACATAATAACAAGGATCATTCAATCCATCTGCAGGATCACTACTCTCATACAAAACTCTATCACCAGTTTTATATCCATGATTATTAATTGTAATCGTATTTTCTATTACATCGATAGCATCAGATCCAAATCCTGTTCTATTAACTAATAATTTCTGGAACTTTGTATTGAAAGAAAGACTTAATGGTGAAGTACTACCAACACCAACTACATTATTTGGTATAACATTTAAGTTAACTACATCATCATTACTTAAACCATGCGTACTTGTTCTTGCTGCTCCAATATTTGTAGTAACTGTTGTTGTAATATCATCAACATCACCAATAACCTGATTATGATGAGATTCTAATGCATATTCATAATCATCAGATCCATTACCGTGGAAGAATAATCCTTCACTTGTACTACCAATTGAAGTCCTTTCAGTTACAAGACCAATATAATTTTGTCCTTTATTGATTGCATATACTGTAAACTTATCTGTTGTTACATTAGGAAGATTGTATAGATTATTTGGAGCACTCTCCTCACCAACAATCATAGAAGTAGCAGTCCCTCTTTTAGTAAGAGTTAATTTCTGACCATTAACAAATGGATGATTAGGTAGATATATTGATCTTGTTGGAATTGAAACCTGTTTTTCAGTTTCACCAACAGTATAATCAACAATAATTGCAGTACCAGCAGTTGTACCAAGTCCTACTGATTCATTAGCATTAAAGTAAACTAAGTCATTAACCTTAGAATCAAACTTTTCAACCTTAACAGGTATCTCAATCTCTCTGTTTAAAATATCTAATTTAGATCCATAAGTATGTCCAATACCTGCACCATATCTTTTTACCCTTAAGATAGATCCTACATCAAAAATATTAAGGACTCTAACAATCTCACTATCATTAATTTTGATAGAAGATCCAATAGAAACTGAATTTGGGATTACATTTACGTAAATATCATCAACTCTACCAGTAACAACTGCATTTGCAGTCATAGATTGAGCAAGTCCAATCTTATTGGTCGAAATACCAACAGTAAATGCATTTGTGAGATGAACTATTGAACTACTTAATCCAGAAATAGAAACGGTATCCTGATCATTTATATCAAAGAATGGTGAATATGTTGCAGTAACTGTATTACCAGTTTTCCATGTAAATACTGCATTCTCAAATCTAGTTAATTCAGTATTAACATTAGAAATACCAATACCAACTAGAGATTTAACTTGTCCTCTAAGTCCTACCCCAAAAGTTCCAGCATCATTAAAATCGGTAAAATCACCAACTTTATATCCTTCACCACCATCTAATACCTGTAAATCATCAATTTCTCCTGTAGTTACAGATTCAACTGTTGTTAATTGCCTTAAGAATTCATTAGATTCTACAATAAAATCATTATCAGCTAAAGCATTACCAACTTTGTATGGGAAAGTATTTCTTGCTAAATTGGAAGTATTAAAATCAAATTCTTGAGTTAATGTGGTATTGGATGAAATATAAGGAGATCTGTAAGTTTTACCAATAAAATATGGGAAACTTGGTTCTAAATCATTTGTTTGTGTACTAGGTGCTACACTAGCAAAATAAGCATAAACACCATTTGGAAACTCATCGGTCTTACAGAATCTACCATTATGCTCATCGAGAGTATAATCTCCTGTATATTGCCAATCATCAGTAAAATATCCAGCCTCAAATTCACTTGTAGATGGACGATCTACAACTTTAGAAGCATCTAGAGTATAACCAGAAGTTACAATTCCAACAGCAGGTCCTAATTCATCAACTTTAGTATATCCATATGGACCATAAATTGGATTTCCATCATATGCCCAACCAATAATTGGAGAGTGTTTTGTTCCATCATCGTTAAATGATGTTCTAATTTCCGATGTATATCCATGAACACTAAGATGTAAACTATTCTCACCTTCAGAATTTAAACTATAATTACCTTGTCTCTTATTATTATCAACTACTAATCTTCTAACTCTTGGTTCAAACTTAGCATTTTTTCCTCTTGCTTTAACACTAAATGTAACCAAGGAAGCGGTATATCCAATACCAGGATTAATTACCTCTACACCAGTTAATCTTCCTTCACTAATATTTGGTTTAAGAATAGCACCAGTCCCATAAACTCCAGCACCAGTAACACCAGTTGTAGTCATCCCAACTGCTTCTACACTAACTTCTGGTAAAGAGTAATATTGTTGCCCTCTATTTAAAACTTGAACATCAACAACTTTACCACCTACAACAGAACCACTTACAATAGCGTCTTTTCCATTTTCAACAGTTATTTTTGGATTTTTTTGTAAATTTAGTATTGTTGAACCATATTTGGTTCCTTTCTCATAAAGATAAACATCTTTAATTTCACCTGTGACTACTGGAGTGAAATTAAATGATCCAGTAATAGTAGATCCAAATGAAACTTCTGCAGTTACTTTAATATCTGGGAACTTAAATGTCTGTAATCCGTCACCTTGAGATTCAAAACCAACGTAGTCACGTCTTTCAAAATTAATTCTAGTTAAAGATCCACCTATTGTAGAACCAGCATCTGCTAATCTAAATGAATCATCATCAACCTTTAACACATGA